TCCGTACCCTATTCTTTGATTCCTATAAAAGACAGTATAGGCAGCCTAAAGAATACCGCTAATTGTGGTATAATTTTTCTGAGAGGGTAGCGGAATAAATCTGCTATAATAAACACTATGCCAACTACATTTAACTACTCTGGTAAACCAGCCTTCATGTATGATCAGGAAAGTGATCAATGGCTACAACTGGGTGGTGCAATTGATACCTCTTCAGCATACACATGGACAGGCGTTAATGCTTTTAGTAATGACGTATCTTTTACAGATTCTTTGACTTCTAAAGAAGGTCTTAATAACTTTTTAAATCCCGCTGCAAGAGACGCAGCAATTGCATCTCCTGTTCATGGAACAGTAGCATTTGTTCGTCAGGATTCTGGCGGTAACACAATTAACCAATGGCAATACTACAGCGGATCCGCTTGGGTTGCTAATGATGGAGATATTTCTGCAGTTTCATCTGGCGTAGGTTTAACAGGTGGAGGAACTGCTGGTGCGCTAACTTTGGCGGTAGACACAACATTCGTTGCTACCACAAGTAATACAATGACAATGAGTAATAAGACTCTTACAAGTCCTGTCATTACTGGTTTAACATTAAATGACTCAAGCATTATTTTTGAAGGATCTTCTGCTGATAATCATGAGACTACTCTTACCGTCACAAATCCAACGGCAGATAGAACAATCACGCTACCAAACAGTAGTGGAACAGTTTCCCTATTATCAGACCTAGAAGAGTTAGAAGTTCAAATGATTATGGGAGCACTATAAAATGCTATATAATACTATTGGAGGTAGTAACTAATGGCTACAACAACTAAAGCACTTTTTCGTGGTGCTGCAACAACTTCAGGAACTGCTGCACCTTTATATACCGTGCCAGCAACAGGAACAACAGCGGTAATTACAAACATTGCAGTGTCTAATCCACTTGCATCTACATCTACTTTTACTTTAAATATTGGTGGAACTAATTTTGCTGCTACCTCGGCGGTATCACCAAATAGCACAGTTTTAATCGATCTCAAGCAGGTACTTGAATATAGTGCAACAACTTCAAATATGCAAATCACAGCAAGTGCTGTAACTACAGCAGTAACATTCCATATTTCTGGAATAGAAATTTCATAAGGAGTAAAAAATGGGAATTTCAATATTAAATCCAGCAACTGCAGCAGCAAGTTCTAAAGTTCAAAAAACACAAGTTTTTAATTCAACAGGAACATGGACATGTCCAACTGGATGTGAAACAGTTGAAGCGTTTTTGGTTGGTGGAGGAGGAGCAGGCGGTGGCGGTGCAAGCAACAGAACTGGCGGCGGCGGAGGCGGCGGCGGTGTTATAAAAAGGTACATTACCGTAACTCCTGGAACAACATATACAATTACAATAGGTGCTGGAGGAAATGGTGTTAGCGATAGTTCAGGAAATTCTGGTGCAGCAACAAGTTTTGGAAATTTATTTAGCGTAGCAGGTGGCGGTGGTGGTGGCCATGCTAGTGGTAGTGGTCAAAATGGTGCTTCTGGAGGCGGCGGCGCAGGCGCTAATCTTAACACTGGAGCAGGTGGTGGAGCAGGAGGAGCCCCCACTGATATTTTCGTTGACCTAGCCAATATTAGCTGGACTAGCTCAGGTGGTATTGGCAATTTAGGTTCACCAGGAGCACCAGCAGGAACTTTCGTGCAAAGTCTAAATGGCGGAATGGGACTTTTTGGCAAAGGCGGAGGCGGTGGAGGTTTAGATTCCACTCAGCAAGGCATTGGCGGTAAAGGTGCTGCTGGTGGAGGCAACGGTGGGGTAGGCAATCAAGGCCAGGGCAATGCTGCACAGGCAAATAGTGGCAGCGGTGGCGGAGCTTCTGGTGGTGGAAATGCTAAAGCTGGTGGTGCTGGCGGATCTGGATATGCTGAAATAGTTTGGTGGGAGTAAAAAAATGGAAAAATTTTATGCATTTGTAAAAAATAATCGTGTAGAGCAAATTGCTATTTTTGAATCACAAAATGAAGAACTTGCTAATATTATTGTACAGGAAAAAGGTTTTGATTCAGCAGTATGGCTTGGAGAAAACTCTGTAGCAATGTGGTCAGAATACATAAATGGAGAATTCATTGATCCAACGTTAGACTATTTATACTCTATTGGAGTTTCAAACGAAAACCAAGCAATGCGTGATGCAAGAATTCTTGCTGAAATGGAAGAAAATCCTGCTTAATAATTAAATAAAAAAAATAACCCCCAGACCAAAAATCTGGGGGTATTTTTATGCCCTGAATTATCCAGGGAATTTATTAAGCCACTTATTCACAGCACCTTTGTTGTAAGATGACCATGAACTCCAATCAGTACCGCCTTTTGTCATGCGATACACAATCTGAGCATTTGTGACTGGGCTAAACAACTCGGCATTTAAATCAAGATCATATCTATCTCTACGATCTGGACCTAAAACCCCAAGCATATTTATCTGAAAAATTCCATAAGAGGAATCTCCAGTTTTGGTGTTTCCATTGAAGGCAAAGGGCCTTCCATTAGATTCGGCCTTGGCAACTGCCCAAGCAGTTCTTAGACCTTTTCCTTTGAACCCTACTGCCTTAAGTAATTCAACCAACTGGCTGTCAGTCAAACTGTGAGCATTCTCATACTTTTCAAGTACCTTGCTCGTTGTGGCCTTAGAAACCAAAAGAGCCGCTTTGTGGGCGGCTACAACATCTGGCTCACGGTCACTAAGTAAGTTATTCTTAACAAAAGCATTGGCTTGTGGACCTAAAACCATTACCACAGCAAAAGCAGTTGTAAGAACCCCCGATAGTATTTTCTTGTCTCTCAAGTTTTCCTCCTATAAGACAAAAACACCATAAATTAAATGGTGTTGTAACACCTAGTATAACATAGAAATGTTAACAAAGTCAAGTTATGGAAGTGCTATAATATAATAACTATGGCATCTGGAGAAACAGCAACATATGATTTACCTTATCCCTTAGCATCTGATCCAGTAAATGTACACGAAGATTTACAAGATTTAGCAGAGGCTATTGATGCTATTTTGCCTACCCTCGGACTTCCATATCACACGTTAGAAGTTGTTAACAATACTGGCTCAACAATTGCAAAAGCATCACCAGTTTATATTTCTGGATTTGGAACAAGCAAACCACAAATTGCAAAATGTGATGCAAATACATCTGCAACATTTCCTGTAGTTGGTTTAACACAAGCAGCAATTACAAATGGATCTGATGGTGTTGTTCTAGTTAATGGAATTTTTAGTGGAGTAAATACTTCTTCATATGCCGCTGGAGATAAACTTTATGTAGCAGCAGGTGGAGGACTTACAAATACAAAACCAGCAAGCGGTGGTGGCGTAATTGGCGTGGTAGCAAAAGCAAATGCTTCAGGTATAATTGTAGTAGGAGCAAATAAGGGTAACGGCACCTGGGGTTCACTTAAGGATGGTTTATCATAATGGCAACTTATCGTAGTCAAGGAAATGACACTTACTCAATCGGTTCTGAACCACCTACAATTACTTGGACGGTAGTCAGAGGAGATACAGCATCATTTCGTGTATATGTAGAAGATGATGACCGCAATCCATTAGATCTATCAACCTGGACTCTTGCCATGGATATAGTAAGAACTAGTAGCACTAGCACTACAACCGTTGTATCTTTAACACCAACAATAACAGAATATGATGATGCAACTGGAAGTTTTACAGTTTCATTAAATGATGCCGATTCAGAACTTTTAGAAACTGATGATGAATTTGATATTCAAATTTCTGATGATTCTCGTGTGTGGACCATAGCAAAAGGCAGCATGGTAGTTATTGAAGATATTACGGCAGCCCCAACATCATGAGAAATGCAACTTTTGAACAAACCTTTGAAACAAGAAGAATTGTAGACTTTAAAGATTTATCTCCAAGGGTATCAATAAAACAAATATTGCCGTTTAGGGTTAGATTTGAAACTTTAGGGCTGTCTCTTTCTGGAAGATCAGCAGCAGCAGGAATTGGTGTTGCTATTATTGGCACTAACTTCTATATCAGATAGAACTTCTATTTCGTGGTATAATCTTTTATTATGGCCATAGTCCCAATCACAACGCTCAAAACCAAGTTTGAAACTGGCGATAGACCAACTCAACAGGATTTTGTTGATCTTATTGATACTACGGCTTTTCGTGCCGATTCTTTGGGCGGGGATGGAAATAATCAAACAACTATAAATGGCATAGAAACAGCAACAGTATTTGACACAATAGATACTTCAATTTGGAGAACTGTTAAGTATCTAATTCAACTATCTCATGCTGGTAGTTCTTCATATAGAGGAACTGAAATTAATTTGGTTTTTGATGGTACCGATCAAAATGTAACTGAGTATGGTTCAGTTAAAAACACTAATAGCGATGTTGGAACAATATCAGCAACGCTAAATTCTGGTACAATTAGCATGACGGTTACCCCCGTCCTTAGCCCGATGACCATCAGGTATTACCGCACTGGTCTTAAGGCATGACCCTATAGGAGAAATAAATGGCGACAGTCGACAAATCCTTCCGCATTAAGAATGGTTTGATTGTTGAGGGTAGTAC